CTCCATCTTGATGCATCATCCCAAGCTCCGTTATCATCCCAAGAGCCACCTGCAAGTATCCAATTCCTAAGTCTTACACCTGTAGCTAATACCGAACCATTTGCTTTCAAATAATCTACAACCGCTTTATTTATTGGCGGCTGACTTATTAAAATTCTTGTACCTGTTGGTATATCATCACTAAAATTTACCTTATCAGGATTATCAATAATTAATTGTTTAACACCTGCACTATCGCCATACTCTTGTATGGCTAAATCCCAAATGCTTTGATTATATTTTGTTGTTATATAAAACATTACATATCAAGATTAATTTTACCATTAACAACCTTTAAACTCTTAGGTGTTTTACCATCTCTTTTAAGATTAAGTAAAAGCACTTGCTGCATTTGCGTTGGAGACATTTTACTGTTAATCATTTTTTGTAATTCAGGGCTAAGCAATGGGTCTGATTTTAAAGAGCCTTTGCTTGGAAGTTTGAAAATTATAAGGCAATCATCAAGTGTACCATCGCCAATAGCAAAGTCTCCATCTCTAATTAAATCATCGCCGTTATCATCAAGTAATATGTCAATGTTTTCTTTAGCCATTGCCGTGCTTTACTTTAGTATTTTCAATATCAGAGTTAACTGTTGGTGTTAAAGTATCGGTATCTGGTACAGTAGGCGCACCTGTAGAGCCCGATATTGTTCCACCTGTGTGAACATGAGCATCAAACTTGGCAACTAAATCATTATATGCGTTTTCAATGTTATTTAAACGAGCAACCACGTTTGCCGTAATAGGTATGCCGCCATTTACATTACCCATTAACTCAATATTATCGGTTTGGTCTGCATCAATTACTCGCCCGGTTAATGAATGGTCATTAAATAATACTTGCACATTACTGCCTTGAGTAGGGAAAATAATAACACCGCTTTTTGATGTGCCCAAATCAATGTTTTCAATATCTAAATCATCAATAGTAATTGTGCAAGAAGTATCTGCAACATTAACAGATTTACACGAAGCCCAAATGCAAATCATTTTCTGTTTGCCTTTGGTAGCTCTTTTTATAGCTGCTAAAAATTCTGCCTTTCTACTCATGCTGCTTTAGGGCCAATGGTTACTAATTTTCTAAGTGCTCCACGCTCATCTAAGCTTGGCTCTACTGTATCAACATAATAATTGCCTGTTCGCTCAGGGAACTCATCGCTTGTTAGATTAATAATATCTCCATGCTTAATTGGCTTATCTCCAAACAACAATATGTTGCCTTGGTAGCCATCAAATTTTAAACGGTCTAAACTTTTTTGTGCGAGATTTTTTAATACTTCTGTATCCGTAATATTTGTACAAACTAATCTTTCCTCTTCGCCATCTACATCGCCCACATGCACAACTTTCTTTTTGCCTTTTGCGTTGTAACTTGTCATGGTTACTTTAAGCTTTATTTGGTCTTTAGTGCGGTACTCTAAATTGTTTTTAATGCAATCTTTTATAATATCAATGGTGTAAGTAGTGGCGTGTTCGTTGTCGCCGTATATCTTACCACACACCAATTTATTGCCATCAAAATAAGTATATAAGCCCTTTTGGTCTTTAAGCAACGTAAACACTTCAGCAACGGTCATATTGGGTAAATACACAGCACCTAATTCAACATCATAAGCATCTACTATGTATGGGCTTGGCACAATTTCTTTTAATAGTGTTTGAAGGTTTACGCTACCATAACTCTTGTTAACATGGGTGCGCTTCATTAACCACATTGGGTCGTCTAATTTTAAAATGACAGGCATACTATCATTTACAAAACTTACAAAGCCCGAAAAATCTAAATTGTAGTTTCCATCATAACCACTATACAACTCAACAGGGTCGCCCGCTTGTAATAGTTTGTAAACTTGTCCTATTTCATCAAAATAAAGTCTTTTGGCAATCTTTGTTTCAGCATTATCAGTAAGTTGCTTCCAACTTAATGATGCAGAGTAGGAGTTAATAGTATTAAAAGCAAAGGCTTTTCTGCCCCTGCTTTCAGGAAATACCATTTTAATATTTACAACTAAATACTGCATTTAATCTACTAATTCAATTACTTGCTCAATAAGGTTTGCACTTGCGTGTGCGTGGTCAGCTTCTTTATATGTTTTTATATACTCCTTTAACTTGTTTATTATCTCGCTTTTATAATTTACATGAGCTTCTAACTCTGCTATTTTTATTTTCAGCTTGCTATTTTCCTCTTGTAATTGATATTGATTTTGATAAAGCTTACTCATTCTATCACGAACCTCATTTAACTCTTTAACAAAAAATTGTCTTTCTTGCGTTAATGCAGAAAAGGCTTTAACTATTGCAGCTAATAAACCGCCACCAAAGATTACCGAGAAAATTGTTATAAGTAAAGTGTTCATATTGCTAATAATTCAATTGGTTTAACGCTTCTTGCTTGTATTTCGTAAGGTTTAATAACATTCATATCCAAGTCCCTGGCATCGGGATATGTAATTGATTTAATGGCTATTTTATGTATGCCTAACCACTCAAATATTTTACCTGTTACTCCAATAGCATCGGTTATCTCTTCGTATTGCTGTAGCTGTTTAACCTGTTCTTCAATTGATAAAGTACCTTTATCAATCAAGCTCCGCTCGCCCGCTATTATAAAACCTTTAATACTTATTTGCCAAGGTGTAAAACCGTACATCTCAATAACACTATCATCTTGACCACTCATCTCGGTTTCTGTAATAATTTTAGATCGTGTGAAAGATGCTACACTTGCAAATGGCAAATAACAACCACCATAAAATTTCTTTTTTACAACGCCGCTATCTAAATATTTATAACCCGCACTACCTTGTAAAGCCATAGGAAACTGAACAGGAAGCCCCAAAGAGTTTGTTGTAAAATCAGTTTCATCTTGTGGCGTAACCTCAATATTGTAAGCACCTAAATAAGGCTTGCTCTCATCCTTGGTTACTTTATACCTACGGATAAGCGGCCCTGCAATATTAAAGGCATGAGTAAATAATGTATCTATGGGAATTGTGTACTGCATTATACGCCTATTGTTATTACTCCGTCTCTTAAAGCATCTGTTACTTTATCCATAACATCATCTGCTAATTTTTGAACATCAACACCTGAAGCTGCTGTAATTTTTTGGTCAAACTTTATATTCATAATCAAGCTTCTATTGCCGGTGCTTGCACCTTTACCTTTTGTTTCAACAGGGTCAACAGCACCAACGGGTAAACCTTTGTTTACATTGTTTAGTGCCTTCTCTGCGCTTGTACCTTCGTTAGGGTCAATGTTATTTTTGTTGTCTTTAGTAAGCTTGGCATACATGCCCTGATAAAGAGAATTGTATTTTATATTATCCTGACGAGTATATTTTCTACCCTTATCATTTATGCCATATCCGTACAATTCTTTAAATCTGTCCTGTGCGTAACTGGCTGATTTATCAGAAGCATATTGCCTTTTAAACTTTTCTAATTCAACCTTTTCTTTTGCAATGCCATCCGTACTTTTTACCATACCGATAGTTAAAACATTTGCAATGTCTCTAACCACCATTGGCAAGCCCTTAAAAGCTGTAACAAATGCATCTACAATAGGCAACAGGTATGCGCCTATACTCTCGCCCATGTTTTTTAAATCATCGCCTACATCAGCCCAAGTGCGTTTGTAGTTTTGGGTCATGGATAACTGTCGGTTTGTTTCGCCAATAGAATTATTAACGCCTCCCATAATCTCTTTAAATTTTTCGGCATCAGATGTTAGTACACTAAACGCAGTTAGTGCCTGAGCATCATGTAGTTTTATGTTGCTTAAAAATATTGCACGGCCTTTATCACTTAGCCCTTGCCATTTTTTAGTAAAGTCGCCAAGTATATCGCTAATGTTTCTCCGCATACCTTTTGCATCAAAAACCTTAATACCGGTTTTTTCCATTTCTTTTAAAATGGGCAACTTATTCATTGCTGTAAAAGCGTTTTTCATAAGCATAGTGGCATCGGTAGCACTTTGCCCTTTAGCAGTCATAAACGCAAATAAACCTGCGGTATCTTTAAAATTAATGCCGAGCACTTTAGCATCAGCAATTAACTGAGGCAAGTATTGTGCAAAATCTTTAAACTCACCTGCGCCATATTTTTTAGCAGCAAACAAGGTATCCATTACCTCTGCGGCAGATGTGTTCTTTTCGCCCACAATTGATAGCGTACGTGCTAATGCCCCTGCAACGGTATCAATATCCGTAAAGCCTGCTTTAGCTCCTTTAACGGCAATTTCTAAAATGTTTAATGAAAGGTTTACTTTGTTGGTTTGACTTAATATTTTCTCGTAAGCTTCCGGTATGCGTTCAAAGTTTCCACCGCTGTTGCTTCCAATATCCTTTAAACGGCCTTTTAATTTACCAAGCGACTCGTCTCCAAGCTGAGCGGTGGCATTTACCTTTGCCATGCCCTCATTAAAGTTTAAAGCAATTTCAGTTGACTTCATTAAGCCAACACCAATAAGCGCAGCAGTACCCGCTACCAATGCCATTGGGTTTGTTAAAAGAGACATACCACGACTTAAGCCGGGTATCTCAGATGCACTTTGTTGCATCATATCCTTATACTTAGCCCATCCGGCTAACGGTGCAGGCGCAGGGTTAATAACCTTATTAAGTCTATCCATATCGCTTTTTGTTTTATCAATCATAGATTGATACTTTGCAATATGAACGGTATTAAAAGCTGCTTTCTGCCCTTTTTCAAGACGTCTCAATTGGTCTTCTAACTGGCCATAACTCTTTTTAAAAGTTTGACCCAATACATTTGTTTGCTTGGTAATGGTTTGAACGGAATTGCTTGTTTTATTAAATGAGGATTGTATGCCTGTTACAATAGGTTTCAATTTCTGAAAAACGCCCATCACATTTTCCTTTAATCGTAAATTCCATGTGGTGGTTGTTTCGCTCATTTATTCTTGTTCGCCATGAAAGGCTATTGATGCTGCTTGTTTGATTATATTAAACAGGAAATCTCTGTCCATTTTTCGCAGAAAAAGAAAGTCAGCGTATGCCTTATAGTATTCCTTTCTGCTAAGGTCTTGCGGGTTTGCTATGCCCATTTTGTTTTTAAGGATGCAGTCGATTTTTTTATAACCGTCTGCATCCTTAGCCTCGCCTATAAGTGCAAGGCTTAAAGCTCCTTTTCTTCTACCTGAAATTTATTAAGCAACTCAGTAATTTTGCTATAAATGGTTTCAGCAGCTACCGTGTTTATTGGGTCGGTAACAACATCCATGTTTCCTGCAAGAATGCAGTTAGCATTTAATACCTCCCGAGCTTTTATGTTGTTGTCGTCATTCAAGTACTTAGAAAGCATATCGCTTATAGTACGAGTAGGTTGCGCAATAATAAAAGGTTCTTTAGTGCCATCTTTTAAGATAACATCTATTTTTTTAACTGTTGCGTGTTTTTCTTTTGCTGCTTCAAGAATTGCAGGGTCTTTCATAAACTCTGCAACTGTTGGTTTTTTTATTTCTGCCATCGCTATTTTTTTTAAGGGTTTTTAATTAAGGTTTATTCCAAGAAATATCCGATATAAGCAAATCAATCTTTTGAACGATTTTACCCTCACCGTTTTTAACTTCACGACCATTGTTTTTAAAACGGCAGTTGTTAAGCACATCTTTAAAGTGCTGCCCATTATACTCGTAGTTAACGGTAATAGGAAAAGCAGGTATATCTTGTATGCGTGTTCCGGCAGGCAAAGCCGCATTGATAGAGCGTAACTCTTCGCTATATAAAGAGATAGAACACTCAGCTTTGTAGTTGCCACGAGACTGCCCTTGCGGGTAACCGCCCTGACCGTATTCGTTATTCATTTCTACATCGTCGGTATAACTAAGCTCGCTAATTAACTCTACATCTCTAAAAAGCAGATTTAACGTGATGTTATTCCAACCTACAAGCTCACCGAATTTATTTATAATTGTTGCTGACATTTTATTTAAGTATTAAGATTTTTATTTTTGAAAAGCAATATCTCCTTCAATCATGCGTGGATAACCGTAAGGCTGAATACCCGCTTTAACTACAAGTTTGGCAGCCGTTCTTACATCTTGTGCAGGGTCTATAATACAAGATGTATCTGTTGCAATTTCTTTTGCAACCATAAGACCTAAGCCTTTTTGCGGGTGGTTTACATCTTCTTGCCATGCAGCTATAAAACTTGCTTTAATAGTTCCGCTTCCATCTGTATTAAACGGAACCTTTGCGTTAAACTTTGGTGTAAGCCTTTGTACAACAATTCTTGCTCCATAATTCCAAACACAATTATTAACTACATAGGCAAAGTCGCTTGAAATAAGTGTACAAGATGCAGCGGCGCAAAAGAATATGCCTGTGTATTGAGGGTATCGGTCTGCGAATAAATAGCCTTGTGCAATTAAAGCAGCAACTTTTGTTGGTGATAAACTGCTTGTAAGCTCTCCGGTGCTTAATGCAACGTCTTTCCATTTTCCTGTAACATCGCTGCTTGCATCAATAGCAAAAGCTTCTACCGTTTTATCAGGATTGTCTGCAATAACTACAGCCCCTAAATCTTCCTCTGTTCTACGTGCGCCCCACATACCCATTGCAGTACCAACTGCGGCATGAGTAGCATATAAAGCATGTAATACAGCAATACCCGGGTCTTGTGTGTTTACAATAACCACTCCATCGGCTGTAAGAGTACGTAAATCGGTAAATGTTGCTTGCGGAGTTGGGTTGCCACGACCTTCAATTAAAGCAACATCAATAAAAATGTTTAGTCCGGCAAAGTAAGCAAGCATAGCTTTTGCTTTTGGCACAGTAGCCAACACTTCATCTTCAACAATTTGTGTTCCAGTAAATACAGGGGTATAACCTGACGCAGGGTTTCTTACTGTACCAATTTTACGAAGGGTATTACCTGAGTCGCTCATCAGTTTTTTTACATACTGAGCGTTAGCAATATCCCACATTTGAGGCTGTGTTACTGTTTGAGCCACAACCATAATGTAAAGCTTAGAACCCGGCGCACGCTCAAAATGCTCTTCGATATGATAACGAACCAATACATGGTTAGTAGCATCATAAGCGGCGGTTAAACCTAATGCATCTGCATCTGCGGCAGCGGTTAAAAGAACGGTAACACCTAATGTTGTATATGTACCTGTTGATGCAGCTACACCGCCAAACAAAATACCATATACTTTTTCAACATCAGCGGCGGCAGAACCTAAGTTGCCATCTTTCTTTACTATTTGTGGACCTGTAAACATTTTTTATTTTTTTTAAATTATTTTTTACCTGCTTTTTTGGTAGCTTTTGGTGTTGCGCTATCAGCAGTATTGTCTTCTTTAGTTAAAGCATCTAATGCTGTTTGTGATATTGCAATAGCCGCCTCATCTCCACTTGTTTTAGCGGTTTCTAAATCGGTGGTG